GATTAGAGGGTTGTTCAGGCAAGTACCGGTCCCGGTCTTAAATTTGGCAAGGCTTGCCGCTGGCAGACTCAAGGGAACAACACACCCTGTATTGTGCTGCCAGCTTAGTAGGAGACGCTTGCGGTCGGGTAAACTCGTCTTGTCTTGCAGTGCTTAGGAAGTTTAAGTCTTAATCATCCGCTGCTGAAATACCTAGAACAAGCTTAGACCGATTTCGGTCCATGGCAAGAACACAAGTATTCCAGTAAAAAAGGAGATGTGGGCTTACCGTCCTTCCCCCGAGAGGTTTCTGGCGCAACTGAGGCGCCAGGTGCGCACAAACAGGGAGGAGACAAATGGTGCAGCAGTTAGTCACAGTTTATTAAGGTGGGAGTCACATTAAACAGGGAAATATTGTTGCCAAGTCATAGTTTCAATTAGGTAGCCATTTACAGAGGTAGCCATTACAGAGGTAGGTAAATACACATACATTATATACAACAATAATAATTGACATTTACTTTTTACGCCTCTTAACAACCCGTTTAGAAGCAATGGAGGAGGTAGTGGGTGCTGTGCGTTTTAGCCGTGCAGTGGTTCGAATACCCGACTGGTATAGATACTTGCGACCTAGGGGAAACTGATCTAGCTCTTGAGAAAACCGCTCTGTGAGATCAACGGTCCAGAAAGTATAATCCTTGTAAGGATCATCCTTTTCCTTAGGAGGATTTTGGTCTGGGCAGCGTGTGGCTAAAGAATCTATATACCTATACTCATCATGTATAGGGATATTGGGAGGTGGCACAAAACCCAGATTCCAGTCCTCCAAGATGTCAGGATTCATAACATTAAGGTGGGCCAACACATCAGCATCTAAAGGCACCTTACAAATCTGGAAAATGCAAGATATTTCGAACTGCTCCACATGCCGCAGATACTGAGAGAAGTTCGTGGCTGCATAGTCATCGGTGTGGGCATTCTTTTGGTTAATTGTGAAGTTCACATTGCGGGTGTTGTCAACTAGGGTAATGAACAGGTCATTCCCCCAGCAGATGCCATTGTTGTTTCCTTGTGCACGCTGCAACCAGAATGGTCTGTTGAACAACTGACCATCACTGGATAGTAGGGATCCACTTGGGGTTGCAAAGTAAATGTATGATGCATCAGCCTTTTGATCCTGATCAGCCGCAGGTTTTATATAGTAGTCACTGATGCCCTGGTCATTAGCAGGTATTTTTTCGCCTATGTTCCCATTCCGAACAAAGTAATGCCTAGCATATACCTGTTCACGGCGGCCAAAGAAAAACATTCTGTCCCCATAGACCTCATTGGTCATCTTGAGAAAGTCAGGCCACTTGCAAGCAGAATTTACAATGTCTAGAGGAACACCAGACTTGTCATCATGCAAAGTTTTAAAGTTCATTGCTCCAAACCCAATGTCACACATATCTCCATCCTGGATTACAGTGTTCACAAGCTGTATTGGTGGGCAATCCCCTTGATCTAGAGCCCCACATGGCTTTGCAATATCCCAATGCTCACCTGTGCACGGGGCACAACCGACAATAAACATTTGAGTTTGTTTAGGGTCAAGGGACAGATTTTGCCTGTTGTCTTTAGAAGCAGACTGATACTTATTAGGGTTTTCAGTATCCCCAAGTTTATTAAACAATGGGGATCCTGTTGTACCCACACCTAGTGGGCCTCCACGTCCTATTTCAAGTCCCCTGAGTCTCCAAACAAGCCTTTCTCTGTCTGGGTTGTATAAGTCCTGCTGCGCCAGTGCAAACTTGTTAGGATCAGGCAGTTTTAGTCTAAAAACCCTGTATTGGTTTCCTGATACTTTGGGCACCACCACCTTATCGTCCTTTTGTATTTCGAAGTATGGATGTCCCACAGTAAGCAGCCGTTCAGTGCTTGCATGGCAGTAGAATGAGGTAGGTTGCAGATATTCGTCTGTACTTTGCACCCGTGCAATGGGCTTTGCAGGGGGAAGGTAAAGCTTGCCTGATGGTTGCATCCACATCCTGCAAAATATTAATGAAGAGTGCGTTTGCGTTTGCGTCTACGCAGGCTGGGATGCAGATAGTAATCAACAGAGGGATAAATTGAACCTACATTTATGTCAACACCAGGCTGCAATGGTATTAGGTCTTGATAGCTGATGTCAGCAGGATTTATGTTGCTTTGTGGGTAACGGATAAAATCTCCGGTATTAATATCTGGGAACACAGTTCTGGCGCCTAAATTTTCTGACGGCTCATAAATCACACCAAATCTATTGCCAGTCCTAACAAGATGCAGGCGGGAACCTGAGAAGTCTTCACTTTGAATATCTAACAGATCCTCATCCATGAAGGGAACAGGCTCAATGCCAGGTTCAGAAATGAGGGAATATTCACTAAGTGCATCAACAACCATTGCCTCACCTGATATCTCCCCTAGGGGAGACAGCTCAATGTTTTCTGTCGCTATAGGAGATAAATCAGAGAAGAAATGCACTTTCCCTCCAATTTGCAAGCCACTCCTTGTACGGATAGTGCCTCTTTGTCCAAGCCTACTGATTCTCACAGTCCCTCCTGGTGTTTGTGCAAGTCTCTGTCTGCCCAGTTTAATTATATCCATGAAGTCCTCATCAGGCGCTGCCTGCACCTCAGGGGCTTGATGGAAAATGATGGTGTCCTCTCCCAATCCCTCAAAGGCTGGGTTGTCAAATTCATAAGTGACCAATCTACCAGGGTCCCCAAGAAAGAGATCTCTATTGCGAACCCTCACTTGTTGGACTCTTCTAGTGTACAGGTCACTGGGTCTTTCATAAATCTCTCTGAAACGACTGAGAGCACGACCTAAGTAATTATCAGGTGTACTCGTGTCAGGACCCGCTCTGCCTGCCCCCTCTCCAATGTCAAAATCATCCACCCCTTGTGTCTGAACGATTTCATCAAGCTCAATGGTCTGGAACTCGCTCAAATTACCAGGTGGCCTCCCTCCAATTAAGATTCCCACATCTAATTCATGTGAAGACGAAACTACTGATCCCCCTGCATCAGCAGAAATGACAGCCCCACCACTCTCACCAAGACCCTGTGATGGGTGGGTGACTGACACATAAGAGGCATTTTGAAATTCACTCCTGGACACAGTGACTCTCCTGGGGCCTGATGGTGCAGGCTGTACATCTATAACAGCTGAGTCAGGGTTTGTTATGGTGGTGCTGCTGGTTACATTTATGTCACTGATAGGGTCAACATTTGCGGTGACATCTACTGTGCTGACATCAGGACCTGCAGGGGGCACCTCGGGCCCACCCTCTATGGGGATGTCAGGTGTGGCCTCTAGCAAAGGCACTATAGAGCTGTCCGTGGCTCCCACAGACACTATATCACCCGGGCCCACAGGCTCAATGACAACACCAGGCCTCATAACCGTGCCCGTGCCTGTGATACGGCCACCACCAGGATTTATTGGCCCATATCCTGTTGCCCCTCCAGTACCGCGTCCGGTACCTATGCCCAAGCCACCCAAATACAGAATGCTTGCAAATATCTTTGTAAGCTTGTCAGCAAGAGTAGTTCCCTCAACTTTATTCACAACATCAGGGGGGCAGTTTCCAGTGATTTGGCATTGGCGATACAGATTTTCAGCAGAGTCCCTTTTGACCCTTCGGGCCCTATTAGCAGCCACCATTGTTTACAGTCACAAATGCTTAGCAGCACACAGTTCATAAACCCTCCAAGAACCCTCTGTAGAACAATGACCCTCTTGGCAAAGGCACAGTCCTTAGAAATTGTTCTCTTTGTAGTGCATCTGTGAATGCAATCAATAGTCTTTGGTCCTCAGTCCCAGCACCAGTTTCTGACACCCAGGAAAAGCAAGTGCTCATTCTTTTATACAGCCTGTGCGGTCTACGCTTCACCCTATTGCGCCAACATTTTAAGCAATTAGCAGGACCTGTTAGAAGTAGTATGGGGGGATCCCCAGACCGTCCGAGTACTTCTGGATACCCTCCGAAACCTGCTCGTGGAAGTTCCTCAGAGACTCCGCGAGGTCCTTCAGCAGGGTGTCGAGCGGGGATCGGGGAAATGGCGTCAAAGGTGGGGGAGGGGGTAGGTTCTCCTTGTTCCCCTCGCCTTCCTCCTCGTCTGAATCTGGTGGGAGAGGAGTGGCTAGGTCCGTATCCCCTTCTGGGCGACGACGGAGGGGTAGTGATGTCGGACGTGGAGTCTTCTTCGGGGCTGCTGGCGGTCCACGTGGAGAGGGAGTCTTCGGAGGCGTCTGTTCGCTGTCTTTTGCGGGCCTGTTGTTGGGTGCCCTCTTCTCTGGTGGAACTAGTGACAGGAGCACAAATATCCGTGTTGTTATATTTAACAGTCCATGTTGATGATTGACCATATCGGTCAGAGTCCTCACAGAACTCTTCATAATACACATGCATGCCATTTACCTCAACATAATACAGTCCTGCATAGTCAACACCCCCTTCAAGTTTATGCCACTGTCCAGCTTCATCCTGCTTATATAAATATTTCCACAGGGTGTAGGCCACACTGTTTTCAGGGTCGTTGTCATAGTGCACCTCTATTGTTTGGCCACCCTTTTTAAATGTCTTTTCTGGGTCTGTTTGCTCATACAGTTCAAGGCTAGTCTCTGACACTGTCCATGGTTCCGACCCATACTTGGAGTCCAGCAAAGACCGCAATAACATGCCCATCTGTATTGCTTTTTTGGCCTTTGTTTCGGCGCCTAATTGACATGGCAGTGCATGTAGGCCAAGCCTGTTCATATTGTGCTTCCTGGCATAGTACTGTAAGACTCCCTCCTTTCTTACAAGGTCCCAGTACAGTACATGGTCCGCAAGAGCAGTGCTTCCCTTCTCAATGAGATTGAGAATCTGGTCTTGCACTGCATCGAAACGCTCTGTCAGGGTCGGCATCTTCGTCGTCTTGTATTCCTAACTGCTTACCCAGCCTTGTAAAGAAAGACCGCCAGTTAGCTTTAGACAATGGATATTGGGGATTGCCAGAGTCATCAAAAAGCATAGGCTTGTTAAATGCAAAGAATTGCAAGCGGCTATGCAGAAATTTATAGCTGTCATTTGCCTGCACATTGACATTAGTTGTTATGAGTAGCGGTGGCAGTTTTATTTGGGTGGGGGCTCTATGTTTCATATCTAAAGATATAGGGTTGCCATCTAGTGCATTGCGCATAAACACGTCCATGTACTGCCAGCAGGCGGTGGTAGCATCATCTAAGAACCCTATTTTGCTGTCCACTAGTGGCTGCAACCAGAATTGACTTTTGCTATTCATAAAGGAAATCATTTTTCCCTTTAGAAACCCCACAAGGGTAGTGCAAAAATATGATTTCCCTGTATCTGGGGGTCCGTAAATGACGAGGCAATGTTTTTTAGGAGTACCCAGGAACAGATGTCTTAGTGCTGCAAGAAAAAGCACCACATTTACCTCCTGATATCTCAGGAAGGCTGCTATTACTTTCCAGTCCCCCTCGTCCTCCTCCGTTGCATCGCAACACTTTTTTACCCACTGGCTCATGGACATATCCCTCATCTCCTGCCTTTTATACAGCCTAACCATTGTTGCACAGTCCTTAACATACTTGGCCTGGCAGTTGCTCTTGAGAAATGCCTCTGCATTGGCATCTGCCTCTGCGTACAGTGCATAGTTATAAGCAATGGCGGACTCTTCTGCATAGTCATTGTCGTATGCCCACTGTATCATTCTACTTAAATCAAATGACTCCGCTGTTGCGGCTTGATGTTCAACCAGTGTTTGTTTGGCCACCCATTCTGGTAGCTGTCCGCATTGGAAAGTATCGCTGCCCTGGAACATAACCTTCTTGTAAAAAAACAATGCACTAAGCACACTACGTTCCTTCGGAGGCTCGGCAATGATTAAGCATTCTTGCACTCCTAACATGGCGGCCAACAGTTTCCGCACTGTCTCCCTGTTTTTAGATGCCTTAAATTCAAACAAAAACAACAGCACTTTACTGTTTCCAGCATAACCAATGCTCAGCTGTGCATATTCACAATGCTGTGGCAACAAAACTTTTGAAGCTTCTACTAACTGTTCAGGAGCACCGAAGACGGTCACAACCCAATGCGGACTACAAGTCTTATCACTTTTGAATTGTCTAGTTAATTCTGCAAAGCTACATCCATAGGCTGTTTTAAATTTTGATAGGCATGTAGCATATATGTTGCTAGATTTCAATAGGTCAGCCGTTTCCGTTCCCGGTCGTAAACACGGGTCCGGAATCGGTCCGGTAGATACCTCTTGTGTCCTGTCCCGCGGAGCAGTATCTTGAGTTTCATTTCCTATTCCACTGTCCTGAAACAGTTTTCTTCTGCTGCTCTTACTCTGAGGCGATATTGACACTGATTCTAATCTGGGACTTAAACTGGCTATTTCTAAACTCTGCCTATCCTTGGAAGGAGTCGCTGCATACTTTCGCTTTAGACAGGCTATCTGCTCCTCACTGCTAAGAAACAGTTGCTCATGGAACAGCGAGAGGGAATTTCCCTGGTCCACCTCATCATAATCAATAAAGCTATTTGTTTCCTGGGTACTCTCGTCAAACAAAGCCTCAAGATCATCTAGAGAATCGTCCACACATTCAGCTTCATTCACAATATACCATCCACTGCACCCCTCATCTCCATCTGTACCTTTATCGGCCATCGTTAACGTGAACTTTCACGCAGGTAGGACAGACGAAATGCAGGTCCTCTAACAGCAAGTTTTTGAGCACACGAAAAGTGCTGGGTGTTGCTGCTACCACAAACCTTAATATACGATCGCAGGACGGACAATCTGTCTTAATCTTATATGGGTCGAGGCTGACACATACTGACTCCTCCTTGCCTGGTGTGTCTGGTGACAATGAGGACTGCCCAAAGTCCGGTTCACACAGACAAGAGGCTGGCACACATGCGGGTACACACGCAAATCTCTGTGCCGGGGGCACAGGAACACCCAAGGCAACCGTGGGAACTCTTACGGCAACTGCAGGTTCTGGGCATCGAACCAACGGAGGCGGAGGAGTCAGGGGTCTTAGTGCAAGCTCAACTCCCGTTTCCATGCATTTCCGTGCTTCTTCCACAGATATGAGTCGAGGATTCTCAGGACCCCTCATTATAGCAGGAAGCACTTTCTGCACGGTCCGCGCCACAGAGACCGTACCAAATAGAATGGCTTGTGTGAAGCCTTTGCCAGCAGTTTTTCAGAAGGCCCTAGCCTGCACAAACAAGCTATGCAACGCACATCTATGTGCAGCAGACTCTTGCCAGTAATCCTCTCAACCAAATCGCCCTCTGCAGTGCACTGCCTGTGCCTCAGGTCCTCTGCATAAGCAAGCGCCCTGCGACACGACATGCAAGCAATGCGCATACCACCTTTTCTGCACACTACCTTAAGACCAGCTCCAAAATAGTCAAACTTATCTTGCATAGACAAAGGACGATCACAAAAGAGACAATATAGCACAATACGAGTAACATCAGTATTCAATAATTGTATCAAAGCGGGCAACTCAATGGGGAACGCCATGTAGCTGTTCCAAAGAGTGGTCTCGACCGCCTATATTTATACGACCGTTAACGGCTCCGCCTTCGAAAATTTCAAAGGGATGACTGTTGTTAACAATCAT